CCGTTCGATGCCGCCGGTCGCGGGCGTCGGGGAATGGGATGGAATCCGCCGTCCCTCGGCCTCAACACGCTCCTGTTTTCGCATGGCTTGGAATTGCAGGCGCGCAACCGGGACGCGGTCCGAAACAGCGCGTGGGCGGCGGCGGCCGTCGATTCCTACGTCGCCAACGCCATTGGGCGCGGCATTCGCCTGGTGCCGCACCATCCGGACGACAAGATCCGCGACCTGATCACCAGGAAGTGGAATCGATGGATACGCGAGTGCGACGTAGAGTACGACCCGCGGAATCCCGCGTCGGGCCAGACGGATTTCTATGGGCAGCAGATGGTGATTGCTCGCGAGGTCATGGAGGCCGGCGAGTGCTTCGTCCGGTTCCGGCCGCGTTCGCCGAAGGAAGGTCTCACGGTTCCGCTGCAACTGCAACTCATCGAGGCCGAACAATTACCGCTGTGGCGCACGGCTATCGAGCAGATGCCACCCAAGAATTCCGTCCGGTGTGGCATCGAGTTTCAGACCGACGGACGGCGTGCGGCGTACCACTTCTGGAAGTCGCATCCGGGCGAAACGATGTTCTTCCCGCTGGATGCTCTGTCGGTAGAGCGCGTGCCAGCCACCGACGTGCTGCACGTCTATAAGCCGATTCGCGCGGGCCAGTTTCGGGGGCAGCCGTGGCTGACATCGGTTATCGCGAAGCTCTACGAACTGGAGCAATACACGGACGCCGAGATCGTCCGGAAGAAACTCGCCGCGATGATCACCGGGTTCATCACGCAGGCCAGCCCGGACAATCCGATCATCCCTCCGGACCAATACCAGAACGGACCGAGCCAGACGGAGCCGGGGACACAGATCAGCAAACTCGAACCTGGCACGTTCCAGGTTCTGAACTTCGGCGAAGAGGTGCAGTTTGCCGAGGCCAAGGACAGCGGCGATTTCAAATCGTTCATTCGGACGTGCCTGCAAGCCTTTTCGAGTGGCGCCGGGCTCGCAGAGTATCAGATCAGCGGTGACCTGTCGGGGATCAACTACTCTTCGATCCGCGCCGGCCTGCTGGAGTTCCGCCGCAAGTGCGAGCAGTATCAACATTCGGTCTTCATCTTCCAGGTCTGCCACCCGGTTTATAAGCGCTGGCTGCGCGAGGCGATGCTGGCGCTGGTGTTCGGCATTGATCTACTGAACGCATACAGCAAAGATCCCGAGCCATTCGAGGAAGTGCAGTGGGTAACGCCTGGCTGGCCGTGGGTGGACCCCGAGAAGGACATCAAGGCTTCCAACGATGCCATTCGCAGCGGTCTATCCACCCGTTCCACCGAGGTGGCGGCGCAAGGGCGCGACGCCGGAGCCGTGGATGCGGAGCAGGCATCGGACAACGAGCGAGCCGACAAGCTTGGGCTGTCCTACGACAGCGATGGCCGGAAGGTCCTGACCGGGCGCAACGCCGGATTGACGGAAGCCGAGATCCAGCAGGACGCGAGCAAGGGAGAGGTGGACGTGAAGCCATGAGGGATCTGACTCGTGTTGCATCGCGGTTTGTGAACACGCCGCTCATGATTCACCCGCCCAAGCTGGACGTGATCGTCCAGGCGCTGGGGCCACGGCTGGGGATCATGCCGGTGGCCGGCGTGAAGCCCGCGGAACCGTTCGCCGCGGCGTACATGGAGCAGGCTGACGACAGCGGCTACCAGGTGATCGATGGCGTGGCGATCATTCCGATCCAGGGCGTGCTGACGAAAGCGGAATCCTGGGTTTCGGCGTTGAGTGGTTGCAGCTCCTACGCGCAGATCGGGGGCTACCTTCAGGACGCGGTGAACGACGCCGGAGTGCGGGCGATTCTCCTGCAGGTGGATTCGCCGGGCGGCGAGACCACCGGATGCCTGGAGCTGTCCGACTACATCTATTCGCTTCGGGGCGCGAAGCCGATCTACGCGGTCGCTGACGACTTCGCGTTCTCTGCGGCATACGCGCTGACCAGCTCGGCCGACAGGATCTTCGTCACGCGCATGGGGGCGGTCGGGTCCGTCGGCGTGGTGGTGCTGCATACCGAGGATTCGAAGTTCAACGACGAGCAGGGGTTCAGGTACACCTACGTCTTCAAAGGCGACAAGAAGGTCGATGGGAACCCGCATGAACCGCTGTCGGAGCGGGCCGAGAAAGACATCCAGTCCGAGATTGACCGGCAGTACGACCAGTTCGTAGCAACGGTCGCGCGGAACAGGAAGGCCGACGCAGAAAAGATCATCGCGACCCAGGCTGGCGTGTACTGGTCGGAGAATGCCGTTCCGCTGCTGGCCGACGAAGTCGGAACGCTGGGCGATGCCATGAACGCGCTTCGTCAACTACTCGGCGAGCCTGTCCAGAGTTCAACGGCGGCGATTGCCGCAAGATCCACAACCAAGGAGGTTACAGCAAGTATGCCCAACGAAACGCTCACAATCGCCGCCGAGGGTAAGAAGCCGGGCGACGGTGGCGGCGACGAAAAGACCAACACCGAACCGAAGTACTGCCACGCGTGCGGAACCAAGCTGCACGCAGACGCAACGTTCTGCCATGCCTGCGGCACCAAGGCCGAAGGCGAGGCGTCCGGTAAGTTCTGCCACGCCTGCGGTGCCGAGCTGCGCAAAGGCGCGGAGTACTGCCACGCCTGCGGCGAGGGCGCAAAGAGCGATGCCAAGAAACCGGAGGGCATGGCTCCGCTCGCCGGCGTCGCTGCCTTGGCCGGCGTGCCGCTCAGGATGCGTCCGGAAGGCGACATCGAAGCCATCGGCGCGCTGTGCAAGATGGCCGGTTGTCCCGACAAGGCCGCGGAGTTCCTCACCAAGAAGAAGTCCACGGGCCAATACTTCAGCGTGGCGGAAATCAGCGAAGAGCTGACAGCCGCCCGCGTGATGGAAAGCGAGAGGAGCATGATTACTTCGCACGTCAACCCGAACCAGGGCGCGGTTGGTTCGCTTCAGGAAATCGAAGCCCAAGCAACCAGCTACGCCCGCCAAAATCGCGGCAAAGAGACGCCGAATCTTTACGCCGAAAGCGGTACCACCAAGCTGACCAAGGAGCGCGCCTACGCCCTCATGCTCGAAGAGCATCCCGAGGTTTACGGCGCGTTCGTGGCGCAGCACAACGCGAAGGGCTTGATCGCCACGCTCGAACGGGCTGGCGTTCGCCTTGCCCGGTAGGGCGAAAGGAGACCAACAGACATGGCATTCGAACAGACATTACGCACAGTAGGGCTTCCGGCGGCGGCAGACCTCACCAGCGGTGGAACTGTGAATCCGCAGTTCTACCTCGTGACCGTCAACGCATCCGGGCAGATCAACTTCACGGGCGCTGGCGCCGTCGCCGATGGCGTGGTCCAGGACAAGCCCAACGCACAGGGAGTCGAGGGCGAGGTCGCCATCCTCGGCATCACCAAGTTGGTGACCGGCGCTGCGGTCAACAACGGCGACCCGCTCATGGCCAACGCCAGTGGCCAGGCCATCACTGCGACCTCCGGCAATTTCGTGCGGGCGCGCGCGCTGGCTGCATCGGGCGGCGCTGGCGTGATCATTCCCGCGCTGCTTCTCGGCCCGTACAAGATGTAGCCGTTCATCGAATAGGAGAAATCACAAATGCCTCAGCCAACACTACAAGACGTTCACGTCAACCGACCGCTGACTAACATCTCCGTGGCCTACCTTCAGGAGGCCGCCGGAGTTGAATTCGTCGCGGACAAAGCCTTTCCGGCGGTCCCGGTCGAAAACAAAAGCGACCTGTACTACACCTACGCGCGGGCGGATTTCAACCGCGACGAGATGCAGAAGCGCGCGCTTTCCGCCGAGTCCGCCGGCACGGGTTACAACCTGAATTCCACCGGCACGTACAACTGCGACGTCTGGTCGCTGCACAAGGACGTGGATGACCAGATCCGCTCCAACAGCGACTCGCCGCTCGCCCCCGACCGCGACGCCACCATCTTCCTCACCCAGAAGGCACTGATCCGGCGTGAAAACCAGTGGGTCTCGAAGTTCTTCGGCACCGGGATCTGGACCAATCAGGCCAGTGGCCAGGCGACCGCGGACTCCACGCACGTCGTCTACTGGGACTCCGGGAACTATCCGAACGGCAACCCCATCACGGACATTCGCCACGCGAAGACCCAGATGCGGCTGTCGAGCGGCGGCTTCGCGCCGAACATCTTCGTGGTGAGCCGCCCGGTGTTCGACAAGCTCGTCGATCACCCCGACTTCATCGACCGCACCAAGTACGGCCAGACCGCGCCGAACCCGGCAGTGGCCACCCGTCAGATCATGGCCGAGATTCTCGAACTCGAAGAGGTCCTGGTCATCGACGCCGTCTACAACACGGCTGCCGAAGGCGCGGCTGAATCCAACTCGTTCATCGGCGGCCTGAGCGCGGCGCTGTTCTACCGTCCGAAGAACGCGGGCTTGATGACTCCCAGCGCGGGGTACGTGTTCAACTGGACGGGCCTGATCGGAACCACCGGCGGTGCCGGCGTCCGCATCAAGACTTTCCGCATGGAGCACCTGGCTTCGGATCGCGTGGAGATCGACTCGGCGTTCGATATGCGCCTGGTCTCTGCGGATCTCGGGTTCTACTTCAACAACGTGATCTCGGCGGTGTAGCCATGATGCTTCGTCGAGAATCATGGGCGCGGCTGACCAGGGGCCTGGTTCCGCCGCTTTACGTCCTGCGCCCATTGCAGGGCTTTACGCCGTCAGACATCGGCGATGAGTATCCCGCTCCCGATGCCACAAATAAGGTCCAGTTGACGCGCGCGCGGCAGCTTTACGAGCAACGCCGAATCGGGACGCAGGCAGAAGCGGAGCGGGCGTTCTCCAAGCTTCCCAAACAAGAACCGGCTAAACCCGGAAAGGAGAAGAGGCATGGCAATCAAAGTGGAAAAAACGCCCATTAACGCTCCGGAGTTTCAGAGCGCGGGTCCGCAGCCGAACTTCAAGGGCAGCTATCCGTCGAAGCAGAAGCAGTTCCTGTCGGCGGTGCAGACGGGCAACGGTGCGCAGCAGAGCATCGCGCACGGCCTGGGGTCGGCGCC